CTGGATCCGGAGGTACTGCCCAAAATCCGTAACTTTGCTGTGATGAAGCATACACATCATTTGAGTCATTAGTGTTAACACTATTAACTCCGTAAAACGGCATACAATAACTAACTTGTATTTCTCTTCCTGCAATCGGATTTTCTGTGTTCTCACCTCCTGATAAATCTCCCTGTAATACAACAGTAAGCCTTCCCATATAAGTGGGGTCAAGATGCGAAACAATTTTAGCTACATATGGTCCCGAGTTTAGTTTTAAACTGTCATCGGTAATTGTTCTTTTTTGAACATTCTTAGGCGCCATTATGTTGCTCCTCCGCTATTTTTAATTACTTTGTTTCTCTTGGCGTTATCAATAGCCTCTTTAGCTTTAGCTTTTTCATCTGGTGATAATTTGTTGTCAAGGTTACGATCGGCTTTAAGCTCTTCTGCAAGAACAAAGTCTCCATCAGCTATTGCTTGGTTAATTTTTTTATTTTGATCATCTTTCGCCCTTAGTAGTTTTTTCGTTTCAGTAGTACTATCAGCTTTTGATTCAAAGTTTGGTCTTTTAACTAACTGTAATACCTGTACAAATTGATTATTTTTAAAACTATTCTCAACGCTAATAACTTGATATAATCCGCTAAACTGTCCAACACGTTTAGTTGCCGCTGTACCAAATCTATATAAGCCAGTAGTAGTATTAAGATCTAACGGTGTATCAAAATTTAATATAATATCAACTTGCGAACTTTGGTGATCTATTGATCCCCTATTGTTTACGTTAATATATTGTGTTGCTTTAGCATTAAAGTTACCCATACCACTATCTGCGATAAAGTACGGATCTCCCATAATTGTTAGTGTTCCTTGAATTAAATCAACATCTGAATTTACAAGTGCATCATTAAACTTTCTTGCAATCTTAGTTCTAGCATCTTCATATGTACCAGCTGTAATAGAATCTTCAGCATCGTCTTTAAATACTATCGGTACTTTATTAATATGTTCAGTACTAGATTCTCCTAGTTGTTTAGCTTCATTTGTTTTGGAGGTATCTGCTTTATTTGCAGGATCAACTGTTGCAGTATCTTCTCCAAATCCTGCAGAAATTGCTTTATAAAATGCTGTCTTGAATTCTATATCAAAGTCTAAAACTTGTGTATTTTTTCCAGTGTATATGTAATTGTATACCTTTGGTGCTTGTAACATTAATTCATCGTAACTTTGAGGTGGCTGATTTGGCATTGTAATAATATGATTATGTACTGAATATTGATTAATTCTATAAACATATATTCGAGGATGTCTTCCTATAATTTTTTCATGGGCAGTATTTGATATTTGAAATAGTTGTGTATCAATTTTAAACCATTCTGTCATTCCAGGAACTTTAGATTTATTTTGGTCGTTAACGTTTTCTGTACCCCATGAACTTAATAATACTAGTTCTTCTAATACTTTTTGTATTCTAGTGCCTTTAGCAAATATAATCTCACGACTGGTAGTATTAATTTTCATATTACTTTTTTCAAATAATGCTGTATCTTTGTTAAATGCATATTGCTCAGATGTAAAATTTTTCTTGCCTGCGTCTAATGGTTCACCTATATAGAACTTACTTGAGCCAATACCGTTAGTAAAACTATCTGCTGTTAGTTTCTTTTTAATCTGCTCACTAAGATCATTACGCTTTACTCGATAGCCTAATGTATCATCACTATATCCTACCCTATTTTCCATAGGAGGACCGCCCGACATAACAATTCTATCACCTTCTAAGTCTTCTTTTTGCTTAGGTGTTAGAGGATTAGTTATAAACTGGTTGGTTGTACGATTAATAATTGCACTATCTTTTTCTGCGTCAGTTGCAAAGTCAGCAATAGCCGATGCACTAGACTTATCTCTTGGAAATAAAAATATATACTCGTCTGTGTCTCCACGTTCAGGATCTTTTCTCAGTCTTTTTAATAATTCGCTGTTTATTTGTGTAGCTAAACTATCAACACCAGTTTGTATAATCTGTTTTAAAGTATCTCCTGTTAATTTAACGTCAATGGGCAACGTTTGAACTTCATCGTTTAATGCTTGATCATTAAAAGGTGAACAACCAACTGCATATTGTGCTCCACTTGCTGTTACATTAAAATCCATTTTGTAAATTTTAACAGGAAGTATCTTCCTATCAGTATTTGGTACTCGTCTACCATGTTCGTCCCACCCAATAAATTCAATCATTAATACAAACGGGGCTTCTAAGTAATTTGTATGACCAGCTTCCATTGCTCCAATCTGTAGAGTTTGTAAAAACTGTCCCATGCTATAAGGTTCGGTGACTGTAAAGTTAATATTTGAAAAATTTGTATTTCTACTTTTTGGATTAGGGGCAATGAAAGTGGTGATATCAACATCATCTATAAAGTATTCTAAATTTAAATTATTTTGTTCTTCGAGTAATGTCTTAGGTTTCTGTATTGCTCCTCCACCAGATCGTATTATCTGTATACTCGGAGCAGAAGATATATAAGTTTTGTCAGGATTGTTTAATTCTTCGTTTGTAAGAACTCCTAATGTAAAAATATGATTATGTGATGCAAATTTATTTAAATTATTTGCCATTGGCAAATCTGAATACATGCCTTTTAAGTATGAGTGGAAGCCAGCATCATTTTGGCTTACTGTGTCAGGAGCAGTTGTAACGCCGGGGAACCAGTCTGTAGTTCCCGGTTCTTTAGCAACTGGACCTTTCGTAGTTTTTACGTTAGCATTACTAGAATTATTACCTGATCTTCCAGCATCTCCGTATGCTTCTTTCTCGTAGTTAGAATTAGTGGTGGTAGTATTATTTGTTTTTGGGGTATCGGGGTTATAATCTTCGTCTTCTTCTGGTGGATTGTATGTGTCTTCTTGAGATTTTAATTTCTTTTCTAAAAAATCTAAAGCACCTTCGAAGAAGTTTACTTTATCAGCCATTATTTAATCTCCAAGTACTTCTTTTAATTTATCTGCTTGTGGCAAGTAAATTGTTACTCCTGGCTCTAGATCGTATACGGGGTCTTCTATGATATCCATATTTCTTTGTGCAAATACCCACCATAGTTTAGTATCGCCATACATATCATATGCTAGTAAGTCTGGTCTATGAGTATACTGTGGTTCTATTGTGTATATAGGATCATCTGGATATGCCGGAACCGGACGTATAACTAATTTATCTTGAAAAAATGTTTTAACTGGAGTCTTTGCATACGGACTACTAGACATTAAATGAACCCTCCGCCATTATCTATTGTTCCTTTTACCATATCACCGTTAACAAAATTTTGTAAGCTAAATTTACTAACTGCGTCTCTACTGTATATAGGTTGTACTGTTACTGTAAATTGTGATTCTGCAGGTGCCCATCCTGTGTCATCTCCAGGAATTGCTGTTGGTGAATTATCAAAGTCTCCAACTGGTACTGCTCCTGAAGGCCCTAATAATTGTGTAGAAATATAATCAACTTCTGCTGGCATGTCAACTGTAAAGTTTGTTACAACTACAGGAACATTGTTAAACACATAATCTCCGTACCCATTAAGTTTTACTATCGGTGGAGGATTACCAGAACTTTCGTCGGTTCCATAATACATCTTTGTAACACTTCTCAAATAATGCAAACAAGCTGTCCAATATTGTGCTTCTAAACTATTTTGACAGTAAAATTGTCCTGTAAGAACTAAGCTGTCCACTTGTGAGTTCTGATATGCAAAAAAAGGATAATTATTATGTATAGGCGCTATCTGTCCATAATTAGCAGAATGACTAATGATCACAGTTGGCGTATAGGGGAATACCATTTTATATCCGGTTGATTTTAATGGCATCAATAAAGGTGATTTACCAAACGAAAAAGGCATGCCTAAACTTACACGCCAATCTTTATTTTCTGCAGATTCGCTAAATGACGCTTGTGGTCCTTTTTCTGCTTCTATACCTTTTGGTAAGTTTTTGCCACGTAGACTTGACACCATATTTTCAGCACCATCACTAATGCCGTCAAATATCTTTTGTCCTACGTCTTGTACACCTGCTACTGCACCTTGGATAAAACCTGATGCGCCGGATTCAGCGGCAAAGTTTTGTCCTGCCGCGATTGTTTTCTTTGAAATGTTTCCGGTTGTGTTAATAGCTCTTCTAAAAGGTCCGCCGTTGTCAGCCAAAATATTCTCCCATTCTATACAGTATTTAGTTGACAAAGTTAACTACATAGTTTATAATATGACTACAAACCACTGGAGAAATAATGAAAAGAATCAATTATCTAAATAATAAAGACATTTTGAAGGAAATTCATAAGTCTAAAACAACATTTTGCAGTTATACAGACAATGAATATGCTTTGTTTGATATAATTTTGCCTGATATTGAAAAAATAAACATACGTACTGTTGCTGAAGCAAAACGTAATAAAGCAAAAAGACTACAACACGAAGCATTTGATAAAGCAAAAGCTGAAGGTAAAAAAGTTAAATTGGCAGAGTTTGAAGTTGATTATAAGAAAATACAAAAAGACGATCTTGTATTTAGAATTATGTCGTTTGAGCATATACCTGAAGAACCTGGAAGAAAAAAGAATCCTAAGACTGTAGCAGATACAAGAGTTAAGTTAAACTTTCCTCCGTTTCAGCATTTCAAGTTTGACGATAAAGAAGAACTGGTATGTATAGGCAAAAGCCACTGGGAAGGTGGTATGGAAAACGGATACTTTAACAAAGACCACGGAAAAGCTACTAATAAACTTGCATTGATGTGGATGAAATTATGTGATCGTTACGCAACCAGAGGAAATGTACGTGGATATACCTATAATGATGAAATGCGAGGACAAGCAATCTTACAATTGGCACAGATTGGTTTACAGTTTGACGAATCAAAGTCCAACAATCCATTCGCTTATTATACAGCCGCCGTTACCAATTCATTTGTTAGAGTTATTAATATCGAAAAAAGAAACCAAAATATAAGAGATGATATTTTAGAGATGAACAACATGAATCCTAGTTATACTCGACAAGCACAAGGTGATTGGGAAAGACAGCAACGTGATAATAAATCTGCTCAAAAAACATAATTTTTACTTGACATTTAACTAAAAATCAACTATAATATTAATGTTTAAGAGAGGATCTTGATTTGTTTAAAAAAGCGGCTGTTTTTACTGACATTCATTTAGGCTTAAAATCCAATAGCAAACTTCATTTACAAGATTGTGAAGAGTTTGTAGACTGGTTTATTGAACAAGCTAAAATTAATGGGTGCGAAACTGGTATCTTTTGTGGTGATTGGCATCATAATAGAAATAATATTAATGTACAAACTTTAGATTCAACTACACGTTGTCTTGAGAAGTTAGGTGCGGCATTCGAAAAGTTTTATTTCTTTGCAGGTAACCACGACTTATACTATAAAGACAAAAGAGATGTTTATAGTGTAGAATTTGGAAAACATATTCCTGGTATTACCTATATTGACGAAATATACGAAGATGGTGATGTTGCATTAGTACCTTGGCTTGTTGGAGACGAGTGGAAAAAGATTCCTAAAATTAAATCTAGATATTTATTTGGACATTTTGAATTACCTAGCTTTTATATGAACGCTATGGTGCAAATGCCAGACCACGGTGACTTACGTGCTGAACACTTTGAGAATCAAGAGTATGTGTTTAGTGGTCACTTCCATAAACGACAAGTAAAGGGTAAGGTTCATTACTTAGGTAATGCATTTCCACACAACTATGCAGATGCATGGGATGATGATCGTGGAATGATGATACTTGACAAAGAAAACAACAAAGAACCTCAGTATATAAATTGGGGAGATTGTCCTAAGTATCGCACAGTTAAACTTAGTCAACTACTAGACGATAAGGATACACTATTAAAGTCTAAAATGTACCTAAGGGTAACACTTGACTTACCTATTAGCTATGAAGAAGCTAGTTTTATTAAAGAAACATTTATCAACGAATACTCTTGTAGAGAAATTACACTTATTCCAAGTCAGCAAGATGAAGAAATTCATACTGATATTGACATTAGTACATTTGAAAGTGTAGATGAAATTGTTACAAAAGAGATTACTGCAATTGATACAGATAATTTTAACAAAAAAATGTTATTAGAAATATACGGCGAACTATGATTAAAATTAAGAGCTTAACTGTAAAAAACTTTATGAGTGTGGGTAATCAGACCCAGGCTGTTGATTTTGATCGGCAACAATTAACACTTGTACTTGGTGAAAACTTAGATCAAGGTGGTGATGATAGCGGATCACGTAATGGTACAGGTAAAACAACTATTATAAATGCATTAAGCTATGCATTATACGGATTAGCGTTAACAAACATTAAACGCAACAATCTTATTAACAAAACTAACAACAAAGGCATGTTAGTTACTCTTACATTCGAAAAAGATAATCGAAAATTTAAAATTGAACGTGGTCGTTCACCTAATGTACTAAAGTTTTACGTAGATGACGAAGAACAGGACATGTCTGACGAAAGTCAAGGTGATAGTCGTAAGACTCAAGAGACTATTAACGAATTATTAGGTATGAGTCATAATATGTTCAAGCATATTGTTGCACTTAACACTTATACCGAACCTTTTTTAAGTATGAAAGTAAATGATCAAAAAGATATCATTGAACAGTTACTTGGTATTACTATCCTTAGTGAAAAAGCAGAAAATTTAAAAGAGCAGATACGTAATACCAAAGATGCAATTACAGAAGAGACTGCTAAGATAAATGCACAAGAACAAAGTAATAAACGTATTAGTGATACTATTGAAAGCATGGTATTAAAACAGTCAGCCTGGATAACACAACAAGGCAAGAATACTGAAAAACTACAAAAAGGTTTAGACGAATTAGAACATTTGGATGTTGATGACGAACTAGACAAACACGAAAAATTAACAAATTGGACTGAACACAACAATTCTATTTTGGCTCTTAGAAAAGAATTAAGCACATTAGAGCCAGCATTACAACGTGCTGAAAGTTCAGTAGAAAAAGCATCTAAAGATATTGGAGATTTAGAAAATGCTACTTGTTATACGTGTGGACAAGAGCTACAGTCCGATAAACGAGAAGAGATTTCAACTAAAAAGAATAAAGAACTTCAAGATGCTATTGTATATCAAACAGAGATTGCAGATAAGGTTAAAGGTGTTACAGAAAGTCTTACAGAGATAGGTGATATCAATGGCAAGCCTAATACATTCTATGAAACTATTAAGGAAGTATACGATCACAAACAGAATGTAGCACAATTACAAGAAGCATTCGATCGTTCCAAGAACGAAACAGATCCTTATCAGGAACAAATTGATGAACTAAAAAATAGTGCAATGCAAGATATCAATTGGGACGTTATTAACGAACTTACTAGGTATAAAGAACATCAAGAATTTTTATTAAAACTACTTACAAACAAAGATAGCTTTATTCGTAAGAAAATTATTGATCAAAACTTAGCATACTTAAACAATAGGCTTACATACTACTTAGATAAACTAGGATTACCACACAGCGTTGTATTCCAGAATGACTTAAATGTTGAGATTACACAACTAGGCCAAGACTTAGACTTTGATAACCTATCAAGAGGTGAGCGTAATAGACTTATACTAGGTATGAGCTTTGCATTCCGTGATGTTTGGGAAAGTTTATATCAGAATATCAATCTATTGTTTATTGACGAATTGATCGATAGTGGTATGGACACAGCTGGAGTTGAAAATTCATTAGCTGTACTTAAGAAGATGGGTAGAGAACGTGAGAAAAACGTTTATCTTATATCGCACAAAGACGAATTAATGGGTAGAGTTACACATGTACTAAAAGTAGTAAAAGAAAACGGCTTTACAAATTACGAAAATGACGTAGAAGTAGTAGAATGATCGAAGACGATACACATGATAAGCTAACAAAAGCATATATGGAGTATTTTAAAGCTAACGAAGCGTTCGAGGCAAGAAATTCAGTTAGAACACATGTTGATAGTAGAAAATGGTTGCGTGAAATACGCAAGTATGCTAAAATACGTATGGATGAGATACATGAGAAGTATAATTCCAAGAAAGACGAAGGCAAATAGCAGGCAAGGTAAGTACCACTATGCAATGGACTTATCAAGGTAAAAAAGTGGAAGAAATGCCCGAGGGTGTTGAAGCATTTGTATACTTGATAACAAATAAAGTCAATGGCATGAGATACGTAGGCAAGAAACTAGCAAAATTTAAAACAACTAAACCACCGCTAAAAGGCAAAAAAAATAAAAGACGTGGAACTAAAGAAAGTGACTGGAGAGACTATTGGGGATCTAGTGACAGACTTAATGCAGACGTTGAAAAACTAGGCGGAGACAAGTTCACTAGAGAAATATTACATTATTGTCCAAGCAGAGGCATTGCAAGTTATTTAGAGGCACGAGAACAATTTGAACGCAGAGTACTAGAAACAGATGATTACTATAATGGTATTATCAATGTACGAGTAGGCGGATCAAACATCTTAAAAGAACATCTACTAAAAAAAATATAGGCAATCTAGTACAGCACATAAGGATAGCGGGCCAGATCGATAATTCCGCTGTGTAAAGGGTGGTGTGAGAACCACACACGAAACATATTGATTCATACGAACCATAACGATCAATATAGACTAATTGCTGTTAGTCAAGAACCACAATGTTCATAAAAACCCCTTAGCAATAGGAACGAAGCGGGGGATAGCGTAGAAATACGTGACGTCGACGTAGGTTGGGAAAGGTCAGAGCCCATTGAACAGTGAAAATACCTATTTCCGAATCTCGGCTGTGACGAACTCACATGAAGTGTCAAGATTAGATGGAACCAGCGATTAGGTTCCGTCTGACTGAAACAATCTACATGAAGCAATTACAATGTTACTATCGTAACATTGCTTTAATTCATATCTATTACTTTAATCAAAACGAAGTGTAAGTAGTTTGAGTGCTAACGAAAACTAAATGAGCTTTAGCTCATTTCTAATTAGCTTTGTAAACAATCCATAATAATATACATGATAAAACTACGAAATAAAGTATAGGTGAACACATTGGATCTATTTAGTGTAGATCAGGATCTCTTCCGAATCCTGGTTTTATATTACTAACTTCGAACGATTCATATCTAAGTTCTAAATGTGGTTGCGTATTACGCATGGCTTCGATGTATTGATGTGCTTCATCAATGCTATTCACAATATCTACTTCATTGTTTAAAGAATCTAATATTTTATATCTAGTTATCACAGTGATCCTAACCAGTGAGTACAGTCATCGCATGGGTCATCCTGCTTTAAGCAGTCTAATAGTAGATCAAAATAGTCTGACATAGGTTATTATTTAAATATCTCTTGTCATGATAAATACATATACATAATGATTGCATAAATATCTTATAATTAAGGAAAAGAAAATGAAAGTATTTGACATATTAACTGAAAGTAACAATAAAGTAGACGAAGGTCCTTTACGGTATATAGCTAAGAAGCTAGGTAGTAAATCAGCCGCAACATCTGCAGATATTGATTCTGAAGTAGGTAGCATGTACAAAGACTACAAAGCATTTTACAAAAATACACCTGATGGCATTGCTACAGCACAAAATTTAGGTCAATTCCTTAAAGGCAAAGGATTACCTGGTAACGTTAACAGCTTAATTAAAGGTGTTGCTCCTAGTATGATGCAAAAAACCGCAGGAGCGGCGAAAGCCGGCGCTAAAGGCGCTGTTAAAGGAGCGAAAGCCGCGGGTAGAGGTGCTAAAAAAGCAGGAGCTGGTGCAGTTAACATGGCTAGAAAAGGCATTGACAAAGTTAAGAACATGGGTGCTAAGCCAGTTATTGGACAGCAAGGTGAATTCCAGTTTAGTAGTGTTAATGATCTTAGAGATCCAATTTACGAAGGTCTATTTTTTGAAAAAGATGGTGCATTATCAAAACGTGTGATTATGAACGTACTTAAAAAAGCTACGCAAGGTGGCTTCCAAGATAAAGTAGCAGGTAGTGATAGTCCGTTTGGTACTAGTAAGTATGGTAAATCAAAAATGAATCCTAAGGCCAAGGACGTTATAAGTAAAGCAAAAGCAAAAGCAAGTCCAAACCCAGTGGATCATTCAGCAATAATCAAAACACTTAAAGCGGCAGGGTATACAGTTACTAAGAATTAAAGTAACGGCATTTGAGCTTTTTTACTAGCTTCAATATTATCTTCTATAATTTTATTAAAAATTTCCATATCGTCGATTCCAAGGCTGTAAGCTTCGTGGATAGATAGTCCACCTCTCATATACCAACACATTTTGTATAAGTTGTGTTTAAGTTGCTTAACCTCATTTTCAAGGACCGTAGCCTCGGCTAGGATTTCGTCGATGGTTAGTGTTACGATCCTGAGCCGAAAAAATTTGATTGATCAAACACAATCGGCATTTCGTATTCTGCAGGCGCTCCTGCTTGAATTTCTTCTTCAGTTGCCTGAATTTTTAAAGGTTGCTGTGTAAACGCTTTAGCCATCATATCAATATGCGACTTAATTTCATTAAAAGTACTTGCTTCAGCACCTTCGATAAACTCTTTAATGTGCATTTTGTTTACTACAGGTGTTTCTTCGCCTTCAGGTTGAATAGCCATTACACTATCTACAACTGTATCGATGTTAATCGAAGTTAATGCTGATAAACTTTCTTGAAACTTCTGTAATTTAGTTTCTTGTTTTACATTATCATCATTGACAACTGCAAATATTCTTTGTTCTTCAAACATCTTAGTTGCAACTGTTGTAAATGTTTTGTAAGTTACAGGCTTAATCTGTACTTGAAATCCTTTAATACTAAATGTATCAACATATTCTGTTGCAATATATCGATCTAGTATCTGTCTTAAATCCAACACATATGCTTTATCTAAGTCAGTTCCTGGAACTTTGCCACTCATGTCTAATTTATCACCGTAACTAGCCATTCTGATAGCAATCATAATTGTATCAAGGTCAATTGACGGAGTTTTCCAGGCATCTTTAATATTAGGTATGCAACTTTGAATAACATCAACGGTTGCTTGTCCATTTAATAATGCATCTGGCGTTTTGAAAATAATTTCATCCTTTGCTGTCATAGCATATACAGCGTATTCACTATTTTCTGTTTTTTCCAAAGTACCTTCTGGCCAATATTGGCCATTGCTCGGCAATTGAATATAGATCTTTGGTTGCCTAATGTGTTTTGCTAGTGGGTTTGCCCCTAACGGTTGTATAGGCTGTCCTGCGATAGGAGTAGAGTTATCTACCATGTTTATTTCTCCTGCTAAATAGTTATGTTATTAGCTGTGTTATATTTATAGCTAATCATTATGTGAGTATATAATAAATGGCAGTAGTAAAAGTTGATGTACCCGGAATAGGTGAAGTTCTTGCAGAAAATGCGGCAACTGAGAGTACCTTACGTGAATTAGTACAATTATTAGGCGGTAGTACTGGTAGTACTTCTCAGCAAGGTAATCCTCAAGGCGAAGCAAGTGGCCCAGGTGCTCTTGGCAAAGCGGCTAAACAAGCCGGGAAGAATGTCAAAAGTATGGGTAACGAAGCTGATACTGCGGCAGACAAACTATCTAAGATAGGACACGGTCTTGGCAATCTAGTTTCGGCCATTGTTGGCACAGCAGTATCAAGTGTTACTAACTTAGGTAAATTTGCTTTTAGTGCTGGAAATAGTTTATCAGATTTAGCTGGAACAATTCCTTTTGTTGGCGATGCACTAGCACCTCTTACAGGAATTATTGATAATCAAGTTGATATGTTTAGACAATCATCGAGTGTTGGCGCCAACTTTAATAATAATATGTTTGACTTAAACAGAGCGGCGGCTTCAGCGGCAACTCCAGTTGGAGAATTTGCGGCACTAGTTGGAGAAAACTCAGCTCAGTTAAAAATGTTTGGTGGCTCAGTTACTGAAGGTGCTCAGCGTTTTGGAAGACTTAGTAAGCAATTCAGACAAAGTACAGTTGGAATGGATCTCATGGCAATGGGATTTACCACACAAGAACTTAATGAAGGATTGATACAGTTTAATACAATACAACAAATGGCCGGACGTAGGCAAAGATTATCAGACAGAGAGCTTAGAGAAGGTACTGGTCAGTACTTAATGGAACTAGACAAGCTAACAAAAGTTACAGGTATGAGTCGTAAAGAAGCAGAAACGGCAATGCAACAAAATCTTAATGATGTTCGTGTACAAATGGCTATAAGCGACATGACAACGAAGCAAGGAACAAACTTTAACAATAACTTAGTTGCGGCAGGTAATGTTAGTGATGAATTTAAAGCGGCTATGATTGATATGGCTGACGGTGTAGCTAACGATCCGTTTACAAGACAGTTAATGGCTAATAGTGATGTATTCAAAAACTTTGCAGGCGAAATTGAAAATATGAGTCCTGCAGAAATGAATAAATTTTTAATGGATGTTGGTGGAGACATAGATAAATTAGGTCAAGGATTAGGAAAAGCTGGTGTACAAGCGGCATTGGTTGCAGGTGGACCATTAGCTGATGTTCTTATCGCAGGTGCTCAAACTAGAAAACTTACCGAAGCTCAAAAGGAAACAATAACTGCTGAACAAAAGAAAAGAGATGCATTAACTACATCTTTAGCACAAGCAGGCGAAACTATTAATTCACTTAAAGCAAAATTCCAAGAAGCAATACTTGGAACTACAGGTGCAGACGGTCCATTCCAGAAATTCTCTGATATGATAGCAAAATATATTCCTAGCTTTGACGAAGCTAATGCAATGTACGATAAATTAGAATCACAATTTGTTAATGATATATTACCGTCATTGAAAGGGTATTGGGAAAACCTTAAAGAATTTTTTACAAAGATAACCACGCCAGAAGGAAGAGCAGAAATATTTGATAAACTCATCGTCGGCATCAAAGAATGGATGGGCGGATGGGATTGGGCAAATCTTGCCTCGAAGGCATTACTATTAATTGGTGCTTCAATACTTACAGGTATTGGTGTTATTCCATTAGCAATTATTGGAGGACTTGTTGCTCTACTTGGTTGGGATAAGATTAGAGATTTCTTTACTGGAATACCTGATGCTTTAGGAGAAACAGTAGGCGGTTGGGCAACTAGCATAAAAGAATTTTTTGTTAATCTATGGGACGATACTATAGGATATTTTACCAATATGTCAGGTAGCATCTTAGATGAAATTTCAAGTTGGCCAGGAAAAGTATTTGAATGGGCCGCAGGACTTTGGGATAGTCTTTTAGTAACTCTTAATGATTGGTACAATAGTCTTTCAGAAACAATTACAACTGCTTTTGATGATATTAAAACTTTTGTGTTATCATTATGGGATAGTCTTACAACAACAATTAGTGAAGGATTTAGTAGTATAGTAACAGGTATAAAAGATACCATTAACGGCATATGGGATAGTGTTAAAGAATTAGTAACAGGAATTTTTGATGTTGACGCTGTTAAAAATAAAATGTCTGACATGTGGAACGGAGTAACTACTTTCTTTAGTGAAACGTTTAATTTAAGTTTTGTTACAGATCTTATAAAGAATACATGGAATAATATTAAAAGTGGATTTTCTAACTTGTTTAACTTTGAATTAAAACTACCTAACTTTAAGTCATTCTTACCTAAATGGTTAGGCGGAGAAGGAAAATCACTTTCAGGATTGTTTAGTTCCTCTAGCGTAACTTCACCGTCATCAACTAGTTCAATAGCAAGTAACACATCAGACGTCGAATCGACAGGCACTGAAATGGCATCATCAGAGTCAAAACAAATGGCTATACAAGGAGCCGGAACTGATATGGGAACTGAGCTAAAAGCGTTAAATAGTAATATGAGCCAGTTAGTAGAATTAATGATGGCAAGTAACAAGATTAACAAAAAAGGGTTCAATGACTCAACAGGTAGTTTAGTTACTGGATAGGATAGTATATGAGTTGGAAAAGGTATTTTACACCAGTAGAAGCTGGTAAAGTAGCAGGAACAGTAAGTGCATTTGGTGCGTCTGCAGGCAGTCAGCCAGGACCTGCACGATCAAATTACTCAAGTTTCCTCCCAGATGTATATACAGGCGCTCCTAATAGAGTTGAGCGTTATGGACAATACAATGTGATGGATCAAGATAGTGAAGTGAATGCGGCACTAGACATTCTTGCAGAATTTTGTACACAACAAAATGTACAAAACAAAACAGCATTTACAATAGACTTTAAACAAAAAGCAACAAACTCTGAAATATCTATTCTTGAGCAGTACTTACAGCAATGGTGTAAGATGAACGACTTTGGTACACGCATGTTTAAAATTGTGCGTAACGTATTCAAGTACGGAGATGCTTTCTTTATTAGAGATCCAGAAACTAAAAAATGGTTTTATGTTGATCCAGGTAAAGTTAAAAGTATTATTGTTAACGAATCAGAAGGTAAAAAACCTGAACAATATATTGTAAAAGATATCAATTTTAATTTTGTTGATATGGTTGCAACAACTCCTTACACTACTAACGGAAATGTTACAGGCGGTGGCGATGGCTACTTAACTGGTGGTGTTCGTGGTATGGTTGGTAATAACGCTACTTCACAAGCAGGCGGACGCTTTGGTCATGATAAGATGAAAGAACATGCTATTGAAGCAGAACATATGATACATTTAAGTTTAAGTGAAGGCTTAGATAACAATCACCCATTTGGTAACAGTTTGCTAGAAAGTATTTTCAAAGTATACAAGCAAAAAGAATTACTTGAAGATGCTATTATTATTTACAGAACACAAAGAGCTCCAGAGCGTAGAGTATTTTATGTTGACGTGGGTAACATGCCAAGTCACTTAGCAATGCAATTTGTTGAGAGAGTAAAAACAGAAATACATCAAAGACGTATTCCAAGTAAAACAGGCGGTGGCACATCAGTCATAGACAGTTCTTACAATCCTCTTTCTCAAAACGAAGATTACTTTTTTCCACAAACAGCAGAAGGACGTGGATCTAAAGTTGAAACATTACCAGGTGGTACTAACTTAGGCGAAATTGATGACCTGAAGTACTTTACTAATAAACTTATTAGAGGTTTACGTATTCCAAGTTCATACTTGCCAAGTGCCGCACAAGATGAAGGACAAGGACAATTTAATGACGGTCGTGTTGGAACAGCATACATTCAAGAATTAAGATTTAACAAATACTGTGAGCGTTTACAAAATTTACTAGTAGAAGTTTATAATCAAGAATTTAAACGTTATCTATTAGAAAAAGGAATTAACATTGACTTAGCAATGTTTGACGTATTATTTCAACCGCCGCAGAACTTTGCAAGTTATAGACAAAGTGAACTAGACAATCAGCGTATTGGTACGTTCTCACAAATACAAGCTATTCCGTTTATTAGTAACAGATATGCTATGAAACGTTTCTTAGGATTGACTGATGCAGAAGTTGCAGAGAACGAGCGTCATTGGAGAGAAGAAAACGATGAAGACCTAGTCAAATCCCCAACGGATGCGTCAGGCGAAATGAGGAGTGCAGGAGTTAGCGGAGCAGGAATGGATGCAGACCTAGCAGGTGGTGGTGAAGAAGTATCGGATGATGCTGTAGATCCAACAGTTGGAGGTGAATCAGGTGGACCAGAAACAGTTACTGGTGATGAGCCTGCGCCAGACCCCGGAACTCAACAAACTGTATAAATAATACTATGATACTACGTGAACTATTTTATTTTGATAAACAAACACTTGAGCCTGAAGAGGACAAGCGTTATGATCCCACTGACGATGAGTCTATTGTAAAAAGAGACGATACACGTAAGACTCGACTTACATTACGCCAAATTAATAAAGCAAGACGGGCAAGTGAACTACATACTGAGGAAGAAGAAAAAGAATTAGTTTTTGTTCGACAGATGTACGGAATTCAAGCACAACCAGAAGCTATTTAATTTGGAGGTTTAAAATCTATGACAGTAGCGTTTGTTATAGGAAACGGTGAAAGCCGTAAAGAGATCGATCTTTACCCACTTAAAAACTACGGCAAAGTATACGGGTGCAATGCACTATTTAGACATTTTAGACCTGATTATCTAGTTGCTGTTGATGTAAAGATGATACTTGAAATTAATCAAGCTAAATGGCAATACGATAATCAAGTATGGACTAATTCTAATAGACAATTTAATCAAATGGAAAATCTTAATTACTTTCAACCAAGTAAAGGTTGGAGCAGTGGTCCAACAGCATTATGGCTAGCTAGTACGCACAACCATGATACAGTTTATATACTAGGATTTGATTTTCATGGACTCTTAGACGAATCTGGTACGTTCTCGAAGGTAAATAACTTGTACGCAGGAACACACAATTATAAGAAAACGTTTGAGCCTGCAACATATTACGGTAATTGGGAGAGACAAACGGTATCAACTTGCGAGTCACATGCACATACACAATTTGTTCGGGTAGTAAGCGATAAAGATGATTTCGTACCCAAACACCTTGCAAAAGTAAAAAACTTATCACATATTAAAGTGAGTGAGTTTAAGAGGTATTATGATTTTTAATCCTAATCTGTCAAAACAGAGCGTTTTGACACCATTTTCCACGCATATTTTAAATAAAGTGTAAATATAATAGACAGCCTTACCGGGTAAAACAACCATAACAGGAGAAAACAATGGCAGACCAAAATAAACTCGAGCAAATGCTTGAAAAACTAGTTAACAACGATCGCGATGGCGCAGATCAGTTGTTTCACGAATTTGTAATTGAAAAATCACGTGGTATCTATGAAAAGATGCTAGAAACTGATTTAGACGATTTAGAAGAAACTTCCGACGAAGAAGTTGATGAAACTACAGATGAGAAAGTTGAAGAAAAAACTGACGAAGAAGTAGATGAAGCAAATGACGAAGAAGTGGACGAAGCTACTGACGAAGAAGTAGATGAAGCTACTGACGAAGAAGTAGACGAAGGAACATTTGAAGTTACAGTCGACGATGCAACTCCAACAGTTGAAGCTGACCCAACAGATGACATGATGGGCGATATTGAAGCTGACGACGGCGAAATGGATGCAGGCGATGACATGGGTGGCGATGACGAAGAAGAAATCGAAGACCGTGTAGTTGACTTAGAAGATGCACTTGATGACCTACAAGCACAGTTTAAAGACATGATGGATGGCAAAGACGACGAAGGCGATGCCGCTGACATGGATGACGACGGTGACGAAGAAGGTGATGAAGACGATGCAGAGGAAGAAGCAGTAGATGTTACTTCCGAACTTGGGCAAGATTCAGGACCAGCTTATGAAGGTACTGAAACTGAAAAATCAGCAGGAGAGTTGATGCGTGAGTATGCTAACAAGGTTGCAGAACCAAAAGGCGGCGCTGATGATAATACAAAATCACCAGTAGCAGGCAAAAATGACATGGGCGGAACAGCTGGTAACTTAGTTGCTGGTGGTGAAGCTGATACTAAAGGAACAGCCGGCGGACTAGCTGGTAATACTCCTAAAGTAGATGACATGGGTAATGTAAACAAAGTTGGCGGAGGCAAGCACAAACCTTCAGCAATGCCCAAAGGCCATGGCGCAGAGAAAAAAGGCGCAGGCGAAACTGGAACTAATAGTAAAAGCACTATTGGTTCATAATTGAGGACTTAGGGAATATGAATTACCTAGCTGAGACTCTATCATTTGACCAAGCTAAAATGGTCGTAGAGCAATCCGAAGACGATAAAGGGACAAAATCCCTTCATCTCAAAGGTATCTGCATACAAGGTGGTGTTAAAAACGCTAACCAACGTGTATATCCTGTAACAGAAATCGGAAGAGCTGTCAACACGCTCAACGATCAAATTCAAGGCGGATATAGTGTACTCGGAGAAGTAGATCATCCAGAAGGACTTAATATTAACCTAGACCGTGTATCACACATGATTACAGAAATGTGGATGGACGGACCAAATGGTTACGGAAAACTAAAAGTATTACCAACGCCGATGGGACAACTAGTTGAAACAATGTTAACAAACGGAGTTAAATTAGGTGTTTCATCACGTGGTTCTGGTAATGTTAAAGAAGATGGTAGTGGCGAAGTCAGCGAGTTTGAAATTATTACAGTTGACGCAGTAGCCCAACCAAGTGCTCCTGGTGCTTATCCAACACCAATATATGAGCATTTACTAAATTCTAAAGGTGGATATAAGGCAATGAATATGGCTCGCGAACTACACGGCGATACAAAGGCACAACAGTACTTAAAGGAATCACTGGTTAACATCATCAGTGGTCTCCGATAACTAGGAGAAATAAATGTTAGATGCACTGAAAACACTCTTTGAAAACAACGTTGTTTCAGAAGAGATCAGAGCAGAAATTGAAGAGGCATGGCTTACAAAGGTTAAAGAAAACCGTATGGAAGCAACTGCTGAACTTCGCGAAGAGTTTGCTCAAAAGTATGAGCATGACAAATCAACAATGGTGGAAGCTATTGATGCTATGTTAGAACAAAGACTTGGTGAAGAAATTTCTGAGTTTTCCGACGATCGCCAAAAGTTAGCTGAAGCAAGAGCAAAATATGCAGTAGCAATGCGTGAAAACGCAGATCTACTAAAAGGTTTTGTTGTTAAACAGCTATCAAGTGAAATTGGTGAACTGCACGAAGACCAAAAAGCAATGGCTGGCAAGTTTAATAAACTTGAAGAGTTCATTGTTGATGCTCTATCTAAAGAAATAACAGAGTTCTATGAAGACAAAAAAGACTTGGCTGAAACGAAGGTACGTTTAGTACGTGAAGCCAAAGACCATCTAGCTAAAGTTAAGTCACAGTTTATCAAAGGTGCGACGAAAGTAGTAGCAGAAACAGTTGAGAAAGGTCTTAACAAAGAAATTACTCAACTTAGAGAAGACATTGATTCAGCTCGTAAGAATGACTTTGGACGTAAGATTTTCGAATCTTTTGCCAATGAATATTCACAGAGTTATTTAAATGAAAAATCTGAAACTGCTAAGTTACTTAAAGTAGTTGAACTTAAAGATAATCAATTAGCTGAAGCTAAAAAAGAAGCAAGTAACAAAGCTAAATTAGTTGAAAGCAAAGACGCTGAGATTAATAAGGCCAAGGACCTAGCTGAAAGAAACGAGATTATGGTAGAACTTACTGCTCCTCTAAACAAGGAACAGAAAGATATCATGCATGATTTACTGGAAAGTGTACAAACACAAAAACTTAGAGGATCTTTTAATAAGTATCTTCCAAGTGTGATTAAAGGTAATACTCCAGCAAGTAAATCCAAGGCGACATTAACTGAAGGCACACAAGTAACAGGCAATAAAGAAAACAATGACATCAATGCAAGTAATTCAAATACAGATAACGTAATTGATATTAAACGACTTGCAGGATTGAAATAAGGAGAAAACTATGTCAGAACTATTAGAAAGTCGCTGGCAGGATACGAAAACTGCACTTCTTGAAGGCCTTCAAGGCAATAAGAAAGCTGTAATGGATGTTACTTTAGAAAATACCAAAAGGTATTTAGGGGAAACAGCTACCGCAGGCGCAACTTCAGCGGGAAATGTCGCTACATTAAACCGTGTTATCCTTCCGGTAATCAGACGTGTTATGCCAACTGTTATTGCCAACGAATTAGTTGGTGTACAGCCTATGACGGGTCCAGTGGGTCAAATCCACACACTAAGAGTACGCTATGCAGATACATTAGATGATGTACAAGCAGGCGAAGAGGCACTATCACCATTTAAAATTGGTGTTGGTTACTCAGGCGGCGGGTCTACAGACAAAGCTGATACCTCAGCAACACTTGAGGGTGCGGCAGGTAAAAGAATGTCTATCCAGATCTTAAAGCAAACTGTAGAAGCAAAAACCAGAAAGCTATCAGCTAGATGGACTTTTGAATCTGCACAAGACGCACAAGCACAACAGGGTATTGATATCGAAGCTGAAATCATGGCCGCTTTAGCACAAGAAATTACTGCTGAAATCGACCAAGAAGTTATTGCTTCTTTACGTACACTAGCGGCTACGCAAGAAACTTACGACCAAGCGGCTGTAAGTGGTACTGCTACTTTTGTTGGTGACGAACATGCGGCGTTAGCTGTTCAAATCAATAAAGTTGCAAACAATATTGCGGCAAAAACACGTCGTGGTGCAGGTAACTACGCAGTGGTATCACCATTTGCGTTAACAATCCTACAATCAGCAACTACAAGTGCATTTGCACGTACAACTGAAGGTACTTTTGAAGCTCCAACTAACACTAAAATGGTTGGTACTTTGAACGGTGCAATGAAAGTATACGTTGATGCATATGCAGGTGACGCAACAGAAGTATTGGTTGGTTACAAAGGTGGATCTGAATCAGATGCTCCAGCGTTTTACTGTCCATACATTCCGTTAATGTCAAGTGGTGTTGTATTAGATCCAAGCACATTTGAGCCAGTAGTGTCATTTATGACAAGATATGGTTATCTTGAGCTTTCTAACACAGCTTCATCACTAGGTAATGCGGCTGACTACGTAGGCGCAGTTGCTATTACTAACGGTAACGTTAGCTTTAGCTAATCGCTTAGTTAGAAATAAAATTAAAATAGGGCCTTTATTGGCCCTATTTTTTTGACTAAATAATATTACGTTCAGGCAACTAGCCCGGAAGTAGCATTAAGCGAAGGAACGCACTTAACTGTAAAAGGGAGAGTGTAATGAATTACAGAGACTTCGAAGCGGCTCGTAAAAAAATCAAAACACAATTAGCACACAAAGCAATACATCGAAAGCAGATGGAAAGACCACTGTCTAGACCACGAGCTGAAAAGAACATACTAAGTTCAGACCCAAGACTTCAAAAAATATAACATTTTGGTAAAATAAAGGTTGACTTTAGTTAAAAAGATGTTATATTAAGTACATAAGCAACAAAAAAGTAATTAATTTTTGTTTATAGTGCAAGGAAGCGGCTCCTACCAAAAGAGTCGAACTTGACTGTCCAGGGGTGGTACCCAGGCTTGGTAGTAGAAATACGCTGAGTCACATCGCACTAACCCGCGGGGATAGGTTGTACGGTTTAGAAATGGTATTTCGGTCCGTGCTTGTAGGTGTACCCAAGTCCTACCTATTTTGCTTATATTTTAAAAGGCACTTCGGTGTCTTTTTTCTTGACTTTGTGATAAATCAAATACAAGGATAAATACTTGTGTCATAAATCGTGCCGCATCATGCGGACTTATGCAGAATTGACCCACTGCGTAAACCTAGAACGTTTTAAAAGGAGAAACAAATGGGAAGACCAATTAATAAAAAACACATAGGTGATGGAGCCGGTAAAATCCAAGTAACAGCAGTAAAATTTGCGGCTGGTAATGAAATTACTACTGAGTCACATATTGTGTCACAAAGATCAACACGTAAATTCATCGTAACTGATGGAACTAAAACAGAAACTTGTACACTTGTTAACAAGTCAATCGGTGGATTAGGTGCTAGTGAATTCTGCATCAACGTAACTGACAGTGACGGTGTTACTAAGCAAGTTACTAAGTTAATGAACAGAAAAATGCAACTAGAAGGAGCATCTAACCATAAGTGGGCTAGAAGTTCTGCAGGTGCAAGTACAGCAATTGAAAAAGTTATTTCAGGTGCTACAGCGGCAGATCCATGTGTTATTACAGCAACTGGACACGGCTTCAGCAACGGAGATAAAGTATCTATCCGTGGCGTAGTTGGAATGGTTGAGCTTAACCTTGAAACTGCATATACAGT